GAAATTATCGAATACGGTTTTGGCCGACTCTATCCACTCACTATGAAGGGTTGGACCGATCACCGCGAGGAAATGTATCAGTACGAATACAAGTTGCAAAAGCATTTCCGATCTATTAACCCTCTACCCCCTGCCAAGTACCAGCAGAACAATGCGACAGTTGCCAAGTATTTCGTAGTCAAAGCAATCCGAAGCGCACTCTTTGACCCCCAAAACTTTAGACCCCGCGACATTCTACACTGCAAGCAATCGTATTTGACCGCCCACGCTTTAGCGGACGATGATCGCTTTGATCTTGAAGAGATGTTCATCGGTTTCGAGTGGGACTTGTTCGATCAAATCGACTGGTCCGACGCTGATCTGGCTTTCATATCTAATGAGGAGGCGGCGTAAGCCGCCCATAGGGAGCAAAAAAATGGCAGTAATGATAAACGGAAAGTTGGAATATGTTGGGCGCACTCTCAAGGTGCGCGATACCTACCGGATGGATATGTTTTGCGAGGCTGTGACAGTCCTTAACGAGAATGACGAGGAAGAATTCTTTTATGTTCACGACGGTCCTCGCCCCGAGGTTGACGCTACGCCCGAGGTGATCGCTCTGGCTGAATCTAAGCGAGCCGAGCGCATGGCAAAAGCTGAAGCCGAGAGACAAAAGACTGAAGCTGAATATGAGCGCCTCAAGCGAGAGGCTCCAATCACCAATCGCTACTTATCACAAGACGAGATTCACAAGATGGCCAGGGCTGTGCTCTCAGACCTCGAAATACACCCTCTCAGTCGAGCGGATAAGATCCGAGTCGCTGCCGACTATGCTCACGACGAGCTTCGGGTCAAAGCCAGGGCGACCGCTTGCAAGCTGGCCGTCAAGCTGGCCGACGTTGCCTGGAATGAGCGCAAGCTCGAAGTCAAAAGGGCCTTGTCATGAGGCCCATTATTTTTGCAGTTTTAATGGCTATGCTGATCTTGATGGTCAGCACAATGAGCTACCAGGATGAAGTCGAAGCCGAGCGCGTATACATCGAGAACGTATGTGCTGGCGCCTGGCCCGATTACCAAGAGCTGAAACCAGATTGTGAGGTGACTTATGATCGAAGTGGGAAGCGTGGTACAGATTGAGCGAGATGAATGGGTGGTGCTGAATGTCGGCATCCCTGGCAACGATGGCATTGCGCCATGTTGGTCAATGAATCTTAACGATAAACATTGCACCAGCCTGGCCCTGAATATTGGCGGCAACTTTTCCAGTGTGTTTGAAGACCCGCCGGAACAACTCACAAACTGACACCAAGGGGGTGCGAAGCCCCCGCCAACTAAAACAGAGGAGCGAACCTTATGGCTAAACTTAGCCCCAATACCCATTTGTCTGGAAGTGTGCTTCCGGCATTCATGGGTTACTCACCATTCAAGACACCCCAGGAGGTGCTGGCCGAGGCGATGGCTGCCCGCGATGGCATCGAGCCGGACCCCATCGACAGCTTGCAGATTGCGATTGGCAACGCGACCGAGGACGTTATTCTCGAGCGTGGCGCACGCATGATCGGGCTGGATCCTAGCAGGATCTACCAATACGAACACGGCAAAAAAGCGAAGAAACATCCGGCGATGGATCTGTGGTATTCCGACGATGGCCTGATCAAACTTCCAATACCGATGACGATCAGACATCAGCCCGAGCAAGGTATCAATGTGATGACCGACAGCGGCGAGATTGAGTTGTTCGGTCGCGGTGTGCTCGAGGCCAAGTTCACGACCGTATTCGAGCGAGCCGATGACCCGCCGCTGTATCGAGGGCCGATCCAGCTACAGGCTGGCATGATGTGTCATGACGCCAATTTCGGCGTGCTGATTACTTGTTACGGCGCCCGCAAACTGGTCGTTCACGTCTTCCCACCGCATAATGTTACGCATGCGGCTATCACTAACGCGGTACACGAGTTCGAGCGGCACATTAGCGCGGGCACATTCCCCGAGCCTAAGAGCGCCGAGGAAGCCGCCATTGCATTCAGTGAGCCCGCCGAGGATGACAGCATCTGTTTACCGGATGGCGTGATACCGGCAATCGACAGCTACCTGACTGCCAAGCGTGTGATCGATGAATACACCAGGGACAAGATGGCCGCCGAGCTGGAGATCATGCGATACCTGGCGAACAGCACCAAGGGTGAAGTCTATCATCCCGACCTCGGGACCACGTACAAAGTGCGCTGGCCCGTCCGTCATTCAAAAGCAAAGCCAGCCGTATGCTGTCCGAACTGTACCTACGAGTTACACCCGGCGAAGGCTGAGAGCAGTGCTCGCCAGAAAACCATCTCAATCAAAGAGGAGCAACATTAATGAGCAAGTTACCATCACTCGCACCGCAGAACATGACCGAGGCAATGGAGTTCAGCAAGATGATCAGCCAGTCCGGTATGGTCCCAGGCGCCTACAAGGGGAAGCCCCAGGATGTCCTGGTCGCCATCCAATGGGGTTATGAGCTGGGCCTCCAGCCGCTCCAGGCGCTGCAAAACATCGCCGTGATCAACGGCAAGCCGAGCGTCTACGGTGATGCTGCGCTGGCCCTGGTCAAGAATGATCCGCGCTGTGCTGGCGTCAAGGAATGGATCGACGGCGAAGGCGACGACCGCGTGGCTCACTGCCTGGTCAAGCGCCGATATGCCGAGGAGATCGAGGAGACCGAGCGCACCTTCAGCGTTACCGATGCCAAGCGAGCGAAGCTGTGGGGCCTCCAGGGACCGTGGACCCAGTACGCCGACCGAATGCTGGCAATGCGAGCGCGAGGCTTTGCCTTACGGGATGCGTTCCCCGATGCGCTCAAAGGGGTGATCACAGCCGAGGAAGCCCAGGACTATCCAGCCGACAAGTCGCAACCGCGTGATGTTACGCCGCCGCCAGCAGCTAACCCGCTCGATAACCTGCCGCCACCACCAGCCGATGATTACGAAGAGTATCAGAAGATGGACGCGGAGCCTGAAGTAATCGACGTTGAGCCGGAACCAGTGCCCGAGCCAGTCCGAGAGGCAAGCCCGAGCCGCCCTGAATGGGTGGTATACCGGCACGATGGCGAGGCGTACAAGGAGGCTGATGGTAATACCATCTTTGTCGATGCTTACGAAACCATGATCCAGGTCTACGGTAAGAAGATGGACAAGGAGAAGACCGACCCCGCCGAGGCAGTCGCGATGCTGTACCAGATTCGAGACCGCAATAACGCGACCGTCAAGAAGCTCCAGGCGACCGACCGAGTGCGCGTGGTCAGTGTCTTGAACACATTGATCAGTAAGTGGGAGGGAGCGTGAAACAACCAACGCCGATTCAACGACGGATCTACGATTATATCGCCGGGCATATCGCCCGGCATGGCGTGCCACCGGAACAGAAGAAAATATGCGAGGAGTTCCAACTGTTTAGGACGACAGTCTCACAACACGTTTCAGCTCTCGAGCGTAAGGGATCGATAACTCGGAAAGGTAGGGGGTTTAAAAACAATATCGGATTAGTAAAATAAGTCTTTTCCAGCGGGATATCATGGATGGACCTTACGCTGAGGCATTTGGAGTTCTGTCTAACAGAGCGCCAGAGACAAATTGTTGAGCTATCCGTTAAGGGATTGACGCTCAGAGAGATAGGAGAGGAGATCGGGGGCGATCATTCAAACATTCACAAAGCTATCAGGGCAATTCAAAAGCGAGCCGCTGGCCGAGGCTATTCCCCGAACGATGATCTAACCCATCCCACTGCACCTGGATTTACCACCAAGCGGGTGAGTACAGCCTACAAAGAAGACGGAACCATCGCCCTGCAATGGCATATTCAGGAACCAGAGAAGGTCGCCCTGGAGGAGATGATCGCGCAGCTAACCGAAGGGCTCAGAGACGAGCTAAAAGGTATTCATAAGCCGCTGCCTAAGCCTGTCAAAACCAACGATGATCTGATGAGCTGTTACCTGGTCGGCGATCACCACATCGGCATGTACGCCTGGGGGGAAGAAGCGGGCGAGGATTGGGACGTTGACAAAAGCGAGGAGATTCTTGCTAATGCAGTTGACCGCCTGGTCGCATCATCCCCGCCATCGAGCATTGGCACGCTCATCAACCTGGGCGACTTCTTTCACATCCAAGACTCAACGAGCACCACCGCCGCGAGTAAGCACTTGCTCGACAGCGATGGTCGCTGGGGTCGGACTATCCGGGCGGGCACGCACCTGATCAAACGCATCATTCTGCGGATGCTGGAAAAGCACAAGTATGTGTGGGTCATCAATGCCAGGGGCAACCATGATCCAGACGCCGCTTTATTTTTGAACACCGCGATTCAGATGTATTTCGAGAAGGACAAGCGGGTTCGCGTGCTCGATAACTTCAACAAATTTGTATGGTTTCAATTCGGCAAGAACCTGGTCGTGACGCATCATGGCGACAAGATCAACAGCACCAGGCTGTATCAAGCGATCACTCGTAACTTGAGAAAAGAATGGGGTGAAGCTAATCACGTTTACGCATGGATGGGCCATATCCATCATAAGCAATCAGCGAAAGAGCTGGGCGGCATGACGCTGGAGAGCTGGAACACGCTCCCGCCCGGCGATGCGTGGCATAATGAATCGGGGTATAACGCCGATAGATCAATGACCTGCGTGGTCTTGCACAAAGATCATGGAGAAGAAACTAGGCTTAGAGTAACAGCGGAGGCGCTGGTATGAGTGCATTTGACGAGCAATATGGTGGCAATCACTATAAGACAATGATGATCCAACCTCTGGAGTATGCCCTGGCAAACAACCTGGGGATCTGCGAGCACGCAGTAATCAAGTACATATCCAGGTGGAAAACGAAATCAAAGCATGGCCCGAATATCGAGGACTTGCGCAAGGCCCGACACTATATCGATATCTTGATTGAGCGAGAGATTGGCAAGAACGAGCAACCCGAAGAGCGAACTAACCTGTTGCAACAAGGCTCAAAATCTTAGGCTCTTCCTCGGGGATATCCTCTTCATCACCATCATCTGGCTCGTCCTCGTATTCCTCGTGAGGCTGAAAGACCGCACAGACAACGACTTGACCAGGCTCTAAATCCTCAACCTTGATCGTCGGCATATCATGGCTCCAGGGGTGGGCGCTTGGCCGGTGATCTCCGCATCATTCGTTTCTTTGCCAGCTCTCGCAAGCGAGGACTCATCATCATTTGCTTAGATGGTCTGCCAACCTTTGATCCGTAAGTCCCTTTACCGTATGGCATCATTTACTCCTGAGTATATCTGCGTCTGCTTTACGAGCGCCGCCTTTGCCGGTTGCTGCCGACTTCAAGCGGCCCATTGCCCACTGATGGGCTGAAACTTTTGGCCTACTGCCACTCGAATAATAAGCGCCCAGGCCACGCTTGTATATCCTTTCGGCATTCTTCTGACCACCGACTGCCTTCACATAGTTGGCTGGTAACTTCATCGCTTCGATCTCTCTTTGCTGATCCGGTCCATGTCTGCCTTGGTGAGTAAACCCATCTTATACTTCGCCCTGGTACGCATGATCTCGCGCCTGGTCGCAGCCGGATCTTTTGATCCCGCCACATACTTGCGCGGTAATCCGCTCTTATCCTTGGGAACTTTGGGAAACTTTCTAGTCATCAGTAGCACCATGTCATTGGGGCTGTGTCTCTGATATCTACATGGACAAATCCCTTTGCAATGCCGATACCAGTGAATCCGAGCTTGACAGCATTAGACATAATAATATACCGCTGATTACCGCCATTAACAGCAATATCAGCCGCAATCCCCTGGGCGTGTTGCCCTGGTCCATTTGGCTTTTTAGATTCGAGGCTATGACGAGGAGACCGATAGCCGCTCGTAATAACAAAACTAAAACCGCACGCATCACGAAGTACGTCCAGCCTCTCGATAAATTCTGGCTTGATTTCATTCTCACCCGTCTCCTGGCACGCGAACTCTTCCAGCTTGAAATACTTAAAGA